TCAATACATATGCCGACTATATCCGGGACTGCGAAAAGCTGGACATGGACTTGACCAGCAAGTCAGTGCTTTTTCCTAAGAATCTGGAACGGCTCCATGTGGAGCTTCAATCCCAGATAAAGCACCGGGCAGACGAGGTAGCACGGCAGAAATGGCAAAAGCGATATAAGGAATGCATGGAGAAATACAGCTATGCTGCCGATGGCTACTGCATCATTGTTCCAGACGATGTAAGAGACCTGGTCCGGGAGGGCAGGGACATGCATAACTGCGTGGGTGGTTATATCAGCAGAGTAGCCTCCGGCGGTACTGATGTGGTTTACATCAGAAAGCAGGATGATTTGGACAAATCCTTCGGCACCATGGAGATTTGCAAGGGCAAAATCATTCAGGCCAGGGGCAAATACAATGAGAAATTACCAGAAGATGCCCTGGAGTTTGTGGAGCAGTTTCGGCGGGATATACTGCTGGGATTGCAGGATAGAAGAAAGGATGCTGTGTAGTGTATAAGAAGGACAAGAGGATGCTGAAAGCAATCAGATACTGTATGCGGTCGGGAGTATCCAGTTTCAAGAGGTTATTGAGTAGGGATGAGAAAAGCCTGGTGTCTACCGATGCCCAGAAAATCAGGGGACGGCTTTTGGGAAAACTGTATGCCCATAGGTTTATTTATCAGGCAAAAAGAGATCTGATGGAGTGGAAGAGAAAAACAGAGGAGGCGGCAAGAAATGCAGGACTTGGCAACAACAAATAACAATATACCGGACGTAGCACGGCTGGATCAGCTGGCCGCAGAAATCAATGCCATTAAGGCGGAAGTTAAACTGACGGTATATCTCAACACATGCCGCATCGGAGAAAAGCTCCTCCAGGCAAAGGCGGCTGTAGGCCACGGCAACTGGGGCCAGTGGCTGGCAGACAATGTGGACTACTCCGAAAGAACAGCACAAAATATCATTACTATATATAAGAACTTCAATGACAAGGAAGTAAAGCTCTTTGGCAGTGCTCCGGATCCGGAACTGCTGGCCAAGCTAAACCAAAGCCAACTCCTGGCCCTTACCTCCATCAAGGACGAGGAAAAGAGAAACGAGTTCATGGATGAGCACAAGGAAGATTTGCCGGATATGAGCAAGAAGGAGCTGGCGGATGCTATCAAGGAGCTGGATGAAAGCCGGGCGGAACGCTCCAAGCTCCAGGAACAGACTGAGCTACAAGAGAAAAAGCTGGCAGACAATGAAGTGGTCATGGCGGATATGAAGCGAAAGCTGGATGCACTGAGGCAGGAACTCACCAGGGCTGACAAAAAGCACGAGGAGATAGCCCTGGAATCCGAGAAATATCAAAACTTGTTTAATGAAGCCAAGGGAGAATTGGAAGAGCTAAAGAAAGCTCCAATTGAAACAACAACGGTAACAGTGGAGAAGATGCCGGAGGAGAAGGAAAAGGAACTGGGGCTGCTGCGGGAACGGGTGAAGGAGCTGGAGGCTGCCAAGCCTAAGGAGGCTACCAGGACACCGGAGGAGAAACAGTTTGCCAGACACTTCGAAAATATCCGGTCGGAGGCCGAAGCCCTTATGACTCAAATATCCTACATGGATAACGAGATGAAATACAAGTATGCAGAGATTGCAAACAAACTTTTCACTTATGTAGCAGGCTCTACAGCCAAGCTGCTGGGGAAATGAAATTAAGAAAGTTTCCTACTATATAACAAAGTCTGATAACAGGGGGGGCTAGTCCCCCTTGGAGGACTTGTTAAGCATATTATCTTGAGGACACGCCGGGGAGGATAGCAGGATGTATTTGCAAAAGAGATGGCAACATGGAGACGTAATAGAGCAGACCTGTTATACCAACGGTAGGTTCGGTCAGAAAGATGCAGAGTATATTCGCAAGGGTGGGGCAACTCCCCTGGAGCAATTGAAATGGCAGGAGAAAAATAATATCCGCAAGGTGTGGAGGCTTCTTGACGATAATTTCTCCCATGGGGATTTCTGGGTAACATTCACCTTTAGGCGGGAATACCGTCCGGAGGACAACGAAGAGGCTAAGAAGATTATCCAGAAGTTCTTGAAGAACCTCCGAAAGCTATACCGGAGAAACAACAGGGAATTGAAATACATAATGAGCTGCGGCCGGGGCGAACGGGGCGGAATACATTTTCACATGGTCATGAACAAGTTCCCTCACCAGGAGAAGATCATGGAGCTATGGAACAGGTATGCAAATCACGGAGAATATTCCGTTGCCAGATTTACTCCCTTGGAGAAAACCAGGAATTATCACAAACTGGCCGCCTATATCATCAAGAACGGCCGGGAGGACTTTGGCAGGATAGACAAGGTATTCGGCAAGCGGTTTTCCTACAGTACCAACCTGGTAATCAAGCCGGTCAAGGCAAAGAAGATTCACGCCAAGACTTGGAGCAGGAAGGAAAAGCAGATACCGGGGTACTATATCTGCAAGGATTTGAGCCATGAGGGAATAGATATTGCCGGTTATCCGTATCGGTACACGGTTTACCTCAAGCTGGAGCCAGGGAGGAAACTGAGTGAATGATTGCGAAGGTATCATACATGCAGAAGAATTGTGTGCCCTGGTTCTTGCTATCCTGCATCCGTGGCCTATATCGCCAGAAGATGCCTTTGAGCTTCTCCGTGCCGGGGAGAAAAGGCGAACTCTGTGTGGGAAGGATATAGCCTATATGCGGGAGGCGGGCTATACCTGGAAGGAAATTATCAGGATAACCAAAAGGCAAAACCCTTGCAGCACATACCAGAAATACATGAAACGGCTGAAAGAGAAAGGAGCACAAAATGGGACTAGCACGAAAAATGAAAAGGGCGGCGGTCAATGAGGCTGCCAAGAAGATATGCAGGGAAAGTGGGCCTGCTATCAAGAAGAGCCTCCAGGGGGAGGCCATAGCCAAGAGGAATATGCACCGTATTGTGGATTTTTGCAGGGGATTTTATATTCCCCTCTTTGCCTGGACACTGCATAAGCATTTCGGCTTCGGCTGCAAGAGGCTCATCCGCATGGGGCAGGAGTTCAACAGGCACTTGGAGCTGGTGCAGGAAACACAGAAGGCGGACGAGTTTACCCAGAAGGGCAACAAGCTGCCAAAAGTCGGAGGGCTGCTTCCTCACCACTTTCTCAGCATTGAGGATATGCATAGCGACATGAAAGCAGAACTAGGGTATAGCTACCCTCACACAAAAATGCAGCCTTTGCCGAAAAACGGAGAAGTGGAGGACTATGCCCGGGTATTTGCCCTTAATATGTCATGGTCAACCCTGGATGGGCTGAAAGTCGTATGGCTGCATACCATGTGGGTAACATTCGGCTTTGGCAAGAAAAGGCTGGCTGAGTGCGATGAACGATTCCGGGAGTGCCTGGAGGACATGAGCTACAACAAGCTCATGAAGATATTGGCGGAGATGGAGGAGAAAGTGAGTACCAGGACAGAGGGACTTTGCTTTGACAACAACAGGAAGATTCTCAAAAGGCTTGGCGTGGATAGCACAGGCGATATGGGACTTTTGACAGGAAAAGAGAGGAGAACAGCGTAATGAACACCAACAAGGAAATGTATGGGCCGAAGGTAGTGGAGCGGGATATATTTCCCCAGGACAAGGAGAAGGACGAGTGCCGTTATTACCTCCGGAAGGGACTGCCAGGGGCATTGCTGGAAGTGGCAGAGGTACTGACAAGCGGAGCGGCAAAGCATCCAAACGAAACATGGAGGGACATTCCAGCAGAGGAACATCTGGCAAGGGCAATGAGGCATATTCTGAAATACTGTGACGGTGACAGGCTGGAGGAACATCTCAGCCATATAGCGTGCAGGGCATTGATGGCCTTGGCATGTGCCAGGGAAAAATGCAATAATACCAAACACATAAGTGAAAAGTGACAAAATAGGCGAACGGAGTGTGAAATATCACTCCGTTTTACTGTTTTTTACTAGCCTAAAAAAGAACTTATGCTATGATATTTACAAGACAAAAAAGTTTACACATACAGCAGGGCGGAAAAAGCAAAAAGCGAAAACGGCTGCGGATTCAGTAAACGCAAGGGATGGGAGGTGCCGGAGAATGGCCAAAAGAATTTACAGATTTGTGAACGAAAAGAAGAAGGACGTATTTCTAAATAATCTGATTGAGTGCGGAGGCAACATCGGCCGGGCGGCAAACATGTCCGGCATAACCAGGCAAACCCATTATCAGTGGCTGCGGAACGATGCCAGATATGCTGCGGCCTACGAGAACGATGTGCGGCCACAAGCAGTATCAGCCCTGGAGGATGAAGCCAACAGGCGGGCAATGGGCTATGAGGTGCCAGTGTATTCACAAGGCATGGTGGTAGGCACTGTAACCAAGTATTCAGACAGGCTCATGGAGCTGCTGCTAAAGGCCAACAATCCGGACAAGTACCGGGAAAGGGCAGAAATCAGGACAACTGCCGAGGATGGCAGTGTGGTTATGAAGTGGGACGGTGATGAAGATGGCTGAAATCAAAATTCCATACAAGCCACGGCCATATGCCAGGAGCCATATTCACCCGGGATTGGAGCAGCATAAGCGGTCTATCCTGGTATGTCATCGGCGATATGGCAAAACCGTTATCGTGGTAAATCACATGGTCAAGATGGCGGTAAAGTGCAAAAAGCGGATGCCCATATTCGCCTACATTGCACCATTCCGCAACCAGGCAAAGACAATCGCATGGAGCTATTTGAAATACTATACCCATGTGATACCGAATATGCGGATAAACGAAAGCGAGTTGTATGTTGAGTTTGCCAGTTCCTACGAGGGCTGCAACGGTGCCAGGATTTATATTTTCGGCGCTGACAGGCCGGATGCATTGCGAGGCTTGTACTTTGACGGCGTTGTGCTGGATGAGCCTGCACAGATAAAGAGCGAACTTTGGAGCGAGGTTATCTTGCCTACCCTGGTGGATCGTGACGGCTGGGCGGTGTTCATCGGCACGCCAAAGGGGCAGAACTTTTTCTATGAGGTATGGCAGGATGCCCAGAAAGCCAAGGAATGGTATACATGCATGGTGCGGGCTGATGAGTCCGGGCTGTTTGATGTTGGCGGCGAGTATGGGCCGGAGAGGCTGGAACAGCTGAAAAGGGAAATGCCGGAAACAAAGTTCAGGCAGGAGATGCTGTGCGACTTCACGGCTTCCTGCGAGAATGTGCTTATCACCATTGACGAGGCAACAGAGGCTTGCAACAGGGAGTACAGCAAGGAAGATGTACATCTAGCTCCGGTTATCCTGGGGGTTGACGTGGCACGCTATGGGGACGATAGCTGCGTTATTACCAGGCGGCAGGGGCTAGTGGCATTTGAGCCTAAAGTATTCCGTGATGTGGACAATATGACATTCGCCTCCTACCTCATGCACGAGATAGACAAGCATCACCCGGATGCGGTCTTCGTGGATGCAGGCCGTGGCGAGGGAGTCATTGACCGGTGCAGGCAAATGGGCTATGACATCACCGAGGTAAACTTCGGCAGTCGTGCCCAGAATCCGGAAAAGTATATCAACAAGCGTGTTGAGATGTGGGACGAGATGCACGAATGGATTAAGTCCGGCGGTGCAATACCAAATGTCCCGGAACTCAAAAGCGAATTGGTAGTGCCGGAATACAGCTTTGATGCTGCTAACAGGATGAAGCTCAGCAGCAAGGATGAAATCAAGGAGATAATGGGCAAGTCCCCAGATATTGCCGACTCATTGGCATTGACCTTTGCCTATCCCGTAAGGCCTAAGAGCTTTATGGCGAAACAGGCAAGGTGCAATACAGATTATGATTTATTTGATTGACATTAAGGAGGATGATTTTTATGTGCGGTGGCGGCGGTGGAAGTTACGAAACAGTTAAGTCTGATCCAACCCCAGTACAGGTAACAAGTGCAAATACTGGTGCAGATCAGGCGGATGCAATCGCCAAGAAGAAACAGCGCAACAGGGCAAGGACCAACCTCAGCACTGATAGAATTGGCACATTGCTGGGCGGTGCAAGCTCCGGTGACAGTGGCAATACCGGTACTGTGAACAACCTGGGCGGGGTGAAATAAGCATGGATGGAATAGCAAAGCGGGAAAGGGCTCCAGCGGCCTCTTTCGTCACAACATCGGACATGGCCTTGTCATTGAAGCTGGACAAGAAGAAGTACCAGAACAAGGTTAAGCAAATGGAGGACAACAGGCAGAACTACCTAAAGCGGTGGAAATCTATCCGTGACTTTCAGCTCCCCTACATTGGGAACTTTGACGATACGGCAGACAGTACAGACTATGCCAGGAGAAGGGATACAAACATCTATCATTCCGTGGCATGGCAGGCCAACCAGGCATTTGCGGCCGGCGTAATGTCCGGCCTTACTCCACCTTCACGGCAGTGGTTCCGGCTGAACTGGACAAGCGAGGATATGAAAAATTATCCGGAGGCCGCTGAGCTTCTGGACAAGCGAATGACTATCCTCCAGGATGTGCTCTTGAAGTCCAATTTCTACAATGCCATACACAGTGCATATCTTGAATTGGCATTTGGCCAGGCTCCTTTGGCGGTGTTCCAGGACTCCGACACCGGAGTGCATTTCGTGCCCTTCACCATCGGTACATACATGATGGAGAATGGGCCGGATGGCATAGTAGATACCTTCTGTACCAAGTTTGAAATGACTGCCCAACAGCTGGTGGACAAATACGGCTGCGACAAGGTGCCCGCATCAATTCGGATGCAGCTGGAGTCTGGGGGAGGTCTGAAAACAAAGTATAAGGTTTGGTGGCTGGTAGAGCCTAACCGCTTCCATGACAGGAACAGGGAAATTATGGACAAGTATCACATGAAGTATCTGTCCTTGTATTGGCTGGAAGTGGGAGATACCAACGAGTTTTTGGACATTGGCGGCTTTGAGGAATGGCCTATACCGGTGGCCAGATACCTGGTAACAGGCAATGAGACCTACGGCAAAGGCCCTGGCTGGTTCGCTGAGGGTGATAGCAAGGGCCTGCAAAAGCTGGAGAAGGACGATATTGTGGCGGTAGAGCTGGGCGTTAAGCCTCCTATGATGGGTTCTGCCACAACCGCCAAGCAGGGCATTAACCTTGTCCCGGGCAGTTATACCATTGTGGGCAGGGATGAGCCTGTGAAGCCGTTGTTCCAGACACAAATCAATCTGCAACACTTGCAGCAGAAAATCCTGGATTTGCAGGACAGGGTCAAGCGTTCCTACAGCGCCGATCTCTTTATGATGCTGGAGAGGCTGGAGGACAAGAACATGACTGCCCAGGAGGTACTGCAACGAAAGCAGGAACAGCTCCAGCAGCTGGGGCCGGTAGTACAGCGATTGCAGTTTGAGTTCCTAAGGCTCCTCATTGAGAGGGTCTACCGCATTCTTGACCGGGCGGGGGTACTGCCACAGGCAGAAGATCCCGAACTTGCCCAGTTGATGAGCCAGGAGGAAGTGAACATCGAATACATTTCCCCATTGGCACAGGCACAGAAGATGGCAGGACTCACCAACATTGAGCAGGCCATTGCATTTACCGGACAGTTGGCACAGTTTGACCAAAGCGTGCTGGACAAGGTGAACTGGACAAAGGCAATTGACAGTTACTTTGACATGGTGGGCGCTCCTGCCAGTCTCAAACGCTCCGAAAAGGAATTTGAGGAAATACAGCAGCAGAAGGCACAGGCTGCGGCCAAGCAACAGCAGCAGGCTGAAATGGCACAGGCCGTACAGCTGGCTGCTCCGGCGGCACAGGCTGCCAAGAACATCACGGATGCGGCCAACGATGGCAACCCGGCACTGCAGCAGTGGCTGGGCGGAATAATGTAGGAGGCATAGGGCATGGAATATGACAAGAGTGAAATGTATCAAGAAATTAATCGTGTTGCTGCTGAGTCCGCTGCACAGCGGGACAAGGCCGCCATTGAGTATGTAATGGGGAGTCCTCACGGCCGGTGGTTTGTCAGCAGGCTGCTTGAAAACTGCCATGTCAATTCCATGCTTGGCATTGTCAGGGATGATGGCGGCATGGTCATGGATCCCAATGCAATGCTGGTGCAGGAAGGGGAAAGGCGTGTAGGGCTTATGTTGAGAAACAACATTGCCGGCATGTCTGATGGACTCCGGCTCCTGCAGCTTATGGAAGTAGAGGAAAAGAGCTACAACGACCGCCAACAGGAAATCAGAAATACCATTATAGCCAAGTATGAGGAATAGGAGGTTCACCATGAAGAAAAACGAGATGGGTTTCAAGTTCGACTTACAGCTTTTCGGAGAGGATGCTGCCAATGGAGCGGAAAGCAATGACATGGAAAATCCGCAGACAGATGCGGATAATCAAGGCAGTCAGGCACAAGATAGCCAGGCACAGGCAACGGCGGGAAACGGAGCTGCTGGAGGCGGCGAAACGCTGCTTGGAGCAGCAAAGGAAACGGCTGTTGAATATGATTTCAAGTCCATCGTACCGGAAGGCATGGAATACGATGAGAAACAGGCAGAGGCATTTGCCTCCATAGCCAAGGACTTGAAGCTGTCCGGCGAACAGGCAAGCAAGCTGGCGGCCTACGGTATGAATTATGCCGGACAAATGACAGGCCTCATGCAGCAGGCCAAGGCTGATGAGGTTGCACGCTGGGCGGAGGAGTCCAGGAAGGAATTGGGCATTGACTTTGACTCTACCATGCAGAAAGCAGGAGCAGGGCTGGAGGCACTGGAAAAGGCTATCCCGAATATCCGCCAGGCACTCCAGTACACCGGAGCTGGCAATCGCATTGAGTTTATCCGTGCAATGGCATTTGTAGGGGAACTCACAAAGGAAGATAGCTTCCGTGGCTTTGGTGCCAACAGCGGGGCGGTAAGGTCAAGCCTATATGGCAATACCAATTTTGGTTTGTATTAAGAGATAAGGAGATGAATTAAATGAGCGTTTTGGGAACTCAGGCATTGACTCTGAGCGATTACAAAAAGCGTATCAACCCGGACGGTTCCGTTGCCTTTATCATTGAGGCATTGGAAAGCGTAAACCCTATTACCCAGGATGCAGTGTGGAAGGAGGGCAACTTGCCAACCGGCAATGTAACCACTATCAGAACTAGCCTGCCTACTCCGTCCATCCGCAAGATTAACCGTGGTATCAAGAGAAGCAAGAGCACCACCAAGCAGGTACAGGATACCTGCATTATCCTGGAGGACCGCTCCTCCGTGGATATTGAGCTTTTGGCATTGCAGAAGGACAAGGAAGGGTTTCGCCGTTCCGAGGATGCGGCCTTCGTCCAGGGCTTCGGCGATGTGGTAGCCTCCAACATGTTCTACGGTGATACCGATGATAACCCGGACACTTTCAACGGCATCAGCGTGCGTTACAACACCCTCACTGATGGGGGCAACGGCACTCCGGGACATCAGGTAATCAGTGCTGGTACTGCCGGTACTGATACCAACACCAGCATTTACATTGTAGGCTGGGGCACTCAGGCAACCTGTGGCATTTATCCTAAGAACTCCGTGATGGGCTTGCAGCACAGGGACTTGGGAGAAAATACCGTGCAGGATGCCGATGGCCGTGAGTACCAGGCCTTGCAGTCCCTGTTCACCTGGAAAGCCGGCCTGGCCGTACAGAATATCCGGGCAAATGCCATGGTCCGCAATATCGACACTACCAAGCTAACCACTGCCGCCAACCAGAAAGCAGTGATTGAAGCTATCGTAAAGGCAAAGAATCGTATTCAGGGGCTGGATCGTGGCGACAAGAGAGTTGCCATGTATGTTTCTCCAACCATTTACGACATGATTGAGCTTTGGCTGACTGACAAGAATAATGTCCATGTCACCAGGCAGGAGCTTATGGGCCGGATGCCTCAGCTCTTCTTCACCGGTATTCCTGTCAAGAAGTGCGAGGCCATTAGCGACACTGAGCCTGCTGTTGTTTGATAGGAGGTATGACATATGATTTTCGATGCTGAAAATACTTTCTTTGATGCCAAGGAACTCTCCAGCGGAAAGCTGACTTCCGACATTGTGAAGCTGGGGCCGGGGGAGGCAAGCAATCCATTGACCCTGTTTGCAGCGGTTAACGGTGCAACCGGTTCCGGTACTTTGTCTGTGGCCGTTATTACCGCTACTGACGAGGCCTTTACTACTCCGGTAACTATTGGTACTTATACTGAGCTGCCAATCAAGGCAAAGGTTCCTAGGGGCAACAAGGGCTACATGAAGCTGGAGGCAACCAGCACATTCACCGATGGCACTTTGACTGCGGCATTGGTGCTTGATGACGATATCTTAGAATAACCTGCCGGGCGGGAGACAAAGGAATAATTTGTTTCCTGCCTTTTGTTATATTGCAGAGAACATTCTGGGGCATAGCAGAGGGCAGGAAAAGGAGGTAATGAGAAATGACCAATACGGATATATGCAATTTGGCATTAAGCTATTTGTCCAAAGGAAAGATAACATCCATCAATGACAATACGGAGGAGGCTGCACAGTGCAAGATTCACTATGATCATTGCAGGAGAATGCTGCTCCGGCAGTACACCTGGGGGTTTGCCAAGCGTACAGTCAAGCTGGCCTTGCTGTCCGGAACTCAGCCGGGCTGGGAGTATGCCTACGCATATCCTGCCGAGTGCCTTGCTGTGCGGTATGTCTTCGATGAGGAAGGGGCAAGTGTCAAGGAAACGGAGATACAGGAATTTGATACCGCTATGATGACAAGCAACCAGAAAGCGCTTTTGACCAATGTGGAATTGGCATGGTGCGAATACACCTACAATGTTAAGGACGTGGAAATGTTTCCGGATGAGTTTGTGGAGGCCTTTGCCCATTACCTGGCATTCAATATGGCAATGGTACTGACTGGCAGTGCCTCCATACAGCAGGCACAGTTCCAGCTTTATCAGGATAGCATTGAGGCGGCAAAGATATATTCAGCCCAGGAGCGGAGAATCAAGACGGTGTTCCCGGAGGATTATGCTCAGGCAAGATTTCAGTAAGGAGGTGCACCATGGCTTCACCGGATGCCTTTTATACAATACAGCCGGCATTCACTGGCGGCGAGATTTCCTCTGACGTGGCAAGCCGTGTAGACCTGGACAAGTACCAGGTGGCGCTGCTGCAAGCGGAAAATGCTATCATTCGCCCATATGGGGCGGTGCGGAAAAGGCCGGGCATGATTTACTGCGGCGCTACCAAGTACCAGGACAAGAAAACAATGCTGGTGCGGTTCAACTTCACCACAACCATTTCCTATCTGCTGGAGTTCGGGGACAAGTATATAAGGGTATGGCGTGATGGCACATATCTGGGCATAGAGCTTACAAGTCCATATGAGGCCGGAGACCTGTCAGGGCTGCGCTTTGTGCAGTCGGTGGATGTGCTGTATATAGCCAGTGGGAAATACCCTGTGAAAAAGCTGATACGCTATGCAGAGGACGACTGGGAACTTGACGATGTCAGCTGGCAACAGGTGCCCTACGGCGATTTGAACACCGATGAGAATAATTTTATAACTCCATCCGGCAAGACCGGCACAATAACGCTGACTGCTACCAAGGATACATGGGATAGTGATGATGTGGGGAGTTGGATGAAGCTGGAGCAGAATATCGGCGGTGTTTCGGTAAGGACCGGAGGCGGCACAACTGACCCGATCACGGTGGGTGATAGCTGGAAGGTTATCACCCATGGCACATGGACGGGAACGGTAACAATCTATGTTTCCTATGACTCCGGCTCTACCTGGCTGCAGCTAAGGCAATATACCTCCACTGATGACTACAACCCCACAGAGTCCGGCACGGTGGAGGAATATGCACTGATGAAGCTGTCAGTGAGTGTTTCATCCGGAAGCTGTACAGCTGATTTGTCAGCATATCCATACATCCATATCGGCTATGCAAAGATAACAGGGTACACCAATGCAAAAAGCGTGACGGCAAAGGTGGTAAAGGAGCTGGGAGATACAAGCGAAACGCATAACTGGTATATGTCTGCATGGGGAGAAAACCAGGGCTATCCTATGTGCGTAACATTCTTTCAAGATAGATTGTGCTTTGCTGGCAACTACCAGTATCCTCAAAGAATCTGGATGAGCATGTCCGGGGATTATGAGAACTTTTCCGTGGACAAGGAGTCCGGCACGGTAACTGATGATAGTGCCATATCCGTTAATCTGCTGTCCCTTAGCTCCTACCAGATAACCCATCTCAATGCCGGCAATGACTTGATAGTCCTTACTGATGGCAATGAGTGGACTATTTCGGGCACTGAAACGGTAACGCCAAGCAATATAACACCAAGGCTCCAGCAGAACTATGGCTGCAATGCTACTGAGCCGGTACGGGTCAGCAACCGCCTTGTATATGTCCAGAGGCGGGGCAGTA